AAACCCACCAGCGGAGTCGTTAACTCCAATGTCTGATAAGGTTAAGAAGGCGACAAAGGCTGTAGCGGAAAGAGGAAAGGCTATAGGTAAGGACATAGCTGCTGATTTTAAAACAACAGTGATTCCCTACTACGTAGAAGTCTTAAACAACGCAGGTATTTTTTCAGCGTTACGCTCTACCGCAGCGATGCAAGACGAAGAACAGGAAAAACTAAAAAGGGGAGCTGCGGCTCCCCAGTAGTGAACGTTACAGTTCGCAGTTGTTACCAGTACAAGCCAGTTGCTGTGATCCTTCGGTCATGTCGCTGGCTTCTTCTATGTCCCAACTAAAGTCTTTCGGAAAGTCTTTGCATAACTTGTTATACGTTGACTTGTCGATAGCTTCATAGGGCGCTTGCTGGTAGTTGTGGTCACTGTACGGTAAGAAACTGATACCACTGATCTTATCGAACTTGTTGTACAGCCACTGTCCTACCTCTAAGAACTCATCGTCCCTGTAGTAGCAGGTCATTGATGGCTTGTGCTCACACCAGTAGTCCTGATAGATCTCCCACAACTCTAGCTGTTCCATAGCGCCCATGTCTGACGCCAGCACAGCGCAGTCAGGAGCCTCCATAGGAAAGCTGAACACCTTAGTGTTGGGTGACATAACATCGTTTTCTACAGGGACACCAGCAGCCTCCAGCACTGCACACAACGGATCGTCAGAGGAACCACGAACGCGCCTTATGTAGTGTCGTGAGAATCTGGGGTGAATGCCCGAAGCAGAGTCCACAAGCTGACTAACAGTACCACTGGGCTTAACAGCAGTAATAGCAGTAGAAGCATTAATCCCAAGTCGATCAGCGTGGATCTTATTCGTAGCCACAGCTTCTTCACGTAACGCCTTAAGCCACTTCTTAAGTTTGTCACTGTCTTCCCTCCCGGACAGCACTGGGTGATCCATGATACCCGTCAAGGACACGCCCAGTAAAGCTTCCTCTTTTGTGTTAGTCTCCCATATCTTACGTAGATACCTGAAGTTCGTCAGCGTAGCTTGTAGAGTTCCAAGGATAGTCGCAACACGTACCTTTCGTTTGAGGTCTGACAAACTATCGGCTGGCCTGACAACAACTTCTGATAAGTTACAGAATTGATAAGGTCTGAGGATAATCTCGGAACATGGATTAGTTCCAAAATCATAGGTAGCATCTCGTCGCTCGTTCTTTGCAGCTTGCTTTTGACTTGCGACTCTAGAGAACATACCTCGTTCACCTGACCTTGACTCATATAAACTTGTCCACTCGTTTAGGAACGCCTCGAAGTCGGGTTTCTCTGTATAACACGCACTGTTGTTTGCTAGTCCACGCTGCGGATTATCTATCCACCACTGTCCTGACTTGGCTCGTCGGATTCTGTCGTCTGTAAGGTTACTGAGACCGATAAGGGCACTTCGTCTGACCCCGCCCACGACAACGATCTGTGCAATCTTACAGCATACATCGTGGCATTCGACACTACTGAGCTTGCGTCCAGCAGCGGCCCTAAAGATGTCAACGGTGAACCGGAACAGATCTTCAAGAGGCTCTGGCCCAGACGCTCTACCTCCGAATGTCTTGAGGGGTGCACCCGAAGGCCGTACTCCAGAAACGTCCCACTTTGGAACTTGACCACTATAGAGCATAGCGATGAGTTCCCTGTAAGCTTTGGCCCAGCCAATCTTTGAGTCTGATACGTGTATAACACTGTCGGTTTCATGGAAGTCCTCTGCTACCTCTGGCAACTTCTGTATGTATTGTCGTTCTACTGAGAATCCTGCACCTGTGCCGCACATGAGAACGTACATCATTTCATCAAACGCTTTAGGGTGATCAATAGGCATGTAGCTACAGTTAAACCCTGCTACGTTGTCACGATCAAGAGCGTCACCCGCAGTCATCAACGCCCTCATCGACGGCATCACTTCCAGATTCTCTATAGCCTTACGCGCCTCCTTAGCGTCAGCCTCAGGTAGCTTGTCACCCCAGTAGTCTACGTACCTGCCCACTGTTTCTTCCCAAGTCTCACGGCGTTGCTTCTCTGGTATGTAACGTGCGTACCGTGACTTGTGTATGTACTGTTGATATGCGTCCATCTATTCTTCTCCTCCGTACCCTAAAGTTTCTAACATAACTGATTGTGCTCCCATCGTTAACAGCATGTGCGTAGAATCTGGATAGCCATCATTGCTGACAACTTGCATCACCTTACTGTCACTGAAGATAACGATAGCTGTCTTGACTTCTATGCCTTCCTCTTCCATCTCATCTACTGCGTCAGCCAAAGACTGAAACAAGTCAGACGCCTTGACAGCCTCCTTGGTTTTACCGAACTCACCTTGAACTACCTTCATAAGAACTCTGCCATTAGCCACGTTACGTTAAAGACAAGCAACACAATTAAGAACGTGTAGTATATTGCTTGTTCTTTCTCATATCTGTTCATCTCTTACCTCCTCCATGCGCTTATCCAGCCCTTGTCTGGGTGGTTGGCCATACACCCGCTGCCGTTAAGCATCGTCACCTCGTAGCCTGTTAGCTCACCATAGTCTTGGCACTGAGCCTCAGCACCAGCCCAGATGCCCCAAAGGAAGAGGCACACAGAGAACCACATCACAAAGAATATCATAGTGAAATCCCAAGCATCTTTACTCATCATCACCGCCTCCTCTGTTACTCATTGGTTATCCTCTATCAATGCATCAATCAACCTATTAAGATACCAGTCAGCCTTACGTAGATCCTCAACGGGTTTCTCTTTGTAGTCGTAGCGCCATAGATACTTCATCACGTTACCCTTGAGATAACCGAAGTACTGATCAGCATCCATAGATGCACGTATAGCTTCTATGGCCTCAATGGCTCCTATGTTGTAGTGATCTGGATTCTCTACGGGACAGGACTCCTTAGTCCACGTCTTGACACCGTTACGCATGGTGTACTCGTCAGGCTCAAAGCCAGCAGGTATGTCAGATGGGTGGTACAGTTTAGCTGCTACTGTGTCCCACTCTTTAGGTGATGCTGAGTCTATTGACTTACCGAAGGTGTACTCAGGCTCGTCTTCTAGGGGTCTGTTACGGTAACTCTTGGTGGTCATTCTTCTGTCTCCTCATCCTCTACAGTTTCCCAGAACTTCTCTAGGCGGTTGATTAGTTTATCTTCAAACCTCTCTAGTATCTCCTCTGAGTTAATCTGTAGGGCCTCTAGTAGGTCGTCTGGGTCATATAGCTTCAAGATACGTTCCTTAGTTTCCTCAAGAGTTAACATAGCTGACTAGCTCCTCTAGGGTATCCAGTGAGTACCACTTGATTCCGTGTTTCTCACACCACTGAGCCATTGTAAGCTTAGTACCCTTCCTGACTTTCTGATTAGGTTTCATTAGTACGAAGACTAACTCACGGTGGTCTGGTAAGCAGTTGACAATACTTTTGTATTTCTGCGTGTCTCCTTCCCTAAAGAAGCCTTTGCACTCCACCAAGACTCCCGAAGCGTGGACGAAATCTGGAGTGTATACCCTAGGAATGTTATACTGTACTTTCTCTGTTTCATAGGTGAATCCCTCGTGGTTTAATTGTGTGTTAACTGTGTTCTCAAACTCTGATCTAAAATTGCTTGAGGCTGATCTCTTCGACCTTCGGCTCATTGCGTACCTCTACCAAATAACGTGGACCTGAAGAATACTTGAAGGCTCTTAGAGAAGGCCAACAGGTTCCTTTGTATGAGCAGTATGAGCACCCTACGGCGAGTTTCTGGTTGCCACTCTTTCCATCTGCGATAGGCTGGTAGCAGACGTTGGGAGGTGTAGGTTGCTCCACTAGTTTTTTTACGCGTTCTATGTGCTCCTCTATGTCGTAGGAAATCTTGTCGTAACAAAAGTGTCCTGTGTCTTCAGAGTCATACATGAGGTACGTTAGGTGACCATTCTGTTTATCCATGGCTAACCACCCGAACTTTGTTTCTCCTTCTGAGTGTGCGTATCCTTTGATCTGAGCCACATATCCAAAAGGATCATCGTAAGCAAGGTTTCCATTCTTGAACTTCTTAAAGGCAAAAGAGGAAGTACTCTTAACGTCTGTGACAATGCCGTCAATCTTGCAGTCCATAGAGCCTTTGATACCTGCGACCTCACACTTCTTTTGCTCATCTGTCACCTCATGGCCTGAGAGTCTAGTGAGAAATATCAGCATCTCTTCGATCAGGTGTCCGTACATAAACTTAACGTAGGTGTTACCTGTGAACTCCTCTTGCTCCTGTGGATTATTAACAGCATTCCATAGGAACCTATCTGGGCGTCCTATGTTGGACATACGTAACTTACGATCATCACGCTCTTTGGTAAACAGGGTTCGCATGAGGTCCTTACAGTGGACCCCGAACCTGTCTATCTCAGCATCTAAGGAGACACCCTCGGGCACCTCTTTAGAGACCATTAGGGCGTATATATCGTCCACTAATGTATCTACTGTCTTCATTTATAGTTCTCCATGGTTCCTATTTAAGTAATTAATAGCGGCATTCAGTACTTCTGTATCATCGTTGAACCCGCCTAGCGCCCTATTACATTTATGGCATAGCCAGCCCCTAAAAGTTTCTTGTTCGTGATCGTGGTCTAGTACCCAGCTTCCGTTCTTAGTGTTTCCTTTGCCTTTTACGTCCTCCTCTGATCCCTTGCAGATAGGGCAGTGATAGCCCTCCTCCGGCATACCGTGTTTCTCCCTAAGCTGTTTACGAACCTTTTGCATCTCGTTGTTACATTTGCGGCACTCAGCCCTGAGGTAGTTACCGCCTGAGGCCATGTTGTAAGCGTCCAGTGGTAGATACTGGTCACACTTTGAACACGCCTTTCCGTGGCCTGCGCCTAGATCCTCATGTTCAAAAAAGCACAGTTGATCCATCAGTGTGTTTCCTCCCACGTCTGTCCGACCTTGTACTCTCCGTCGAGGGGGCACCTAAGGCTGTAGTGGATTCCTGCTGCCTTGAGGCATTCCACAGCCAAGTAGCCGAACTTTTGGGCGTCTTTGGTGGCAACCTCCGTTTGTACTTCGTCATGTATGTTCCCCACA